TTCAGAGTGAACCTAGAAAGTACACTTTATTTGTTCCAGGTTGAGATGATCCTTCAGAATTTAGATTCAGATCCATATCAAATGATCCGATAATATTTATAAAGGACTCAGTGTCGAGGCGCGTCTTCGAGACAATCACTAAGTCGTCACCACATACTAAAATCTTTTGGATCTTCGAGGACTGTTTTGTTGTGCCTAGCGCATAGTGTACCATCATCAAGTTAGCGAAACTCCCCGCTGTAGATGTAAAATAGGAACCACTTGCCAACCCTCGCTGCCTTTTAACTCAGCCGTTTTCCGGGTGGTAAACCAACCCTCCCAGTAAACCATCAATACATACATCTCAATATTTATCATGTCCTGGGGACAGAGTCTTAAATATAATAAGAGCATATTGAATAAATACAAGGGGTAGCTTTCTATCATATTTGGAGTAGTCAAAAGAATAGCAATAGTAATCCTTGTACTGACTCACCTCTGTGGCGATCTCCATCTGTGTCTTCCCTACTAAGATAGAGCTGGCTGACTGTTGTTGGAAGTAATGACTAATGCCATGACCAAGAAACGTTTCCAGAACAGTCTGCTGCCAGGTAGGAGCGAAGAAGATTCTTGTTTTGATCTTCCCCTTATCGCCGACGGACTTCTTTGTGAACTGTAGGAATACCTGGGGTATACGGAGTAGCTCCAATTTACTTTGGCACAAATCGTCGAACATCTGGTAAATCTCAGATTTCAGGTGTTTCTTCTTCAGCATGGTTGGATAACCAGCACTTGCATTCATGTTGATAGCGGAGGTGGCCTCAGCACGCTTGGCGATACAATCAAACACGGGCAACGAAGAAGAAGGGAAGGCAGATTTCAAACTTTCCGATATCGCAAAGCGAAGCATGGTCGGATTTAAGTTGATACGCTTAAAGCTTGAAATTTGGTCTTTGGATTTACGAATATTCTCAAGAGTTGTGGAAGCACGGTTGGCCACTTCTAAGTCTGAGTCCAAAGACGGGTGTAGTAACTTCTTTCGCTGAAGGAGCGAATGTATTGGTTTAAATATTCGGAGCGGATGAAAATTAGAAAGACGATCGTCGATACTCTTCGTGGTCGGAGGAGTCGTTCTAAACTTTGCCAAAATATTTCTCATTTCCAGACTTCACTTCGATCGATTTGCGATCAAGTACTTAGTAAGTGTGGACACCGTGTGAACTCGGAGTTTATTTACTGCTTTAATTTCTTTAAATTTATTTTT